ATAAAAGAAAACAATGCAGTAGAAGATAGATTATTTTACAATATTTAAGTTTGATGTCGTACATTACAGTATTACGTAAGAAATCGTATAGAATTTCTTCGGAACGGATAATTGCTGCTGTAAGAATTAAAATAAAATACGATTTAACAAGCAGCCATGCAATCTCAGTCAGCATCGATTAACACCTCCTCGATAGGAATAATCTGACCATCTACGTAGTAGCACATCTGACCGTGCTCATTATAATAAGGAGACATATAGCCATTATACATCATGTAGTACATAATCCTTGTATCTCGCTCATACACAATTGGGGAATTTCCAAGTCGGTAGAAATATTTATACTCATCAACTGTTTCATTCCCATATGTATCAGTATCTGAACATCCAGTTAGCATAATCGCTGCTAAAAGTACGCATACGGCAGTATTTTTGAAAGTCTTAAACATACTTTTCCTTTCTAACAAAAGCGGAATTTTAATTATCATCTTCTAACGGTCTCCAACAATCTGGGTTTTCAATTTCATCGCAATCATGGTCAAACCATCGACCATCAAACGAGATAAATCCGACTGATGTATTGATTCTAACAAGGATCTATCGGAAGACGAAGCTCTCCAGCAAAAAGCCGAGGTTCAAAAGGAACTTGATGACGCTTTGGAAAAGGCTCTTCTCGAAGTTCAAGAGACCGACGCACAGGTTACAACAAAACTGAAAAAGCACTGGGATGGCGTCGAAAAGGTAATCGAGGAATTCAAGTCCGCTCTATCCGACGCAAAAGCCATCCTTTCTTCTTTCCTTTCCCTTCTCTCCACTTTAAATGACAAATCCAACAACGACCTCAAGATTTGGGGCGATGCTATGGGCAAAGTCATCGACAAGCGGATTAAAGCCCTGAATAAGCAGAAGGAAGCTCTGGAAGAAAACAACGAAGCCACCGAACGTGCTATTGAGCTTTCCAAGGCACAAGATGCTCTCGCCAGAGCCCAGCAACAGCGCACGACCCGTGTGTATACTGAGAATGGCTACGAGTGGCAGGCGAACGCCGAAGATGTGCGTACTGCACGCGAAGACCTTGCGGATAAGCAGCGCGAGTGGAATAAGAAGGATGCCGAAAAGGCTATTGACGACCAGATTAAGAAGTACAATGAGTTCAAGGACAAGTTGTCTGAGGTCATGGATGATATCGGCAAGAGCTGGGAGGATTACCAAAAAGAACTTGAGTACACCGCGCAGATCCAGAAGATGACTCTCACGCAGATGGAGGGATCACTGGACAGCTACCACAATAAGATCATTGCAAGTTTGAATACCGGCAGCGCGATCACCGGCATCCAGAATCTGATTACAAACCTCGAGTCGCTTATCAATACATTTACAAAGGTGAATAACCTGTATTCTGCGACTAAGACTGGTGAGTACAAAGATCTCGGCATAAAAGGTCTGTGGGATACGATAAAAGGATTCTTCGGTAAGGGAAAATCAGAGAATGTAAATAAATCATTTAAAGATACATTCGATGCCGCTAAAAAGGCATTCAATGCTGGTAAAAAACAGCTTACAGATACTGCAACTACTGGAGCAAATGATGTTATCAATGCAATGATCAACCAGATTAAAACTTCTGGAAACGGACTTGTTGAAACATTTGGCGGTATCTGGGAGAAAATCAAGCTTGGCGCTCAGAGCCTATTTAGCGGTTCCGGCGAAGGCGGCGGCATCGTTTCTACTGTTGTAAATGGATTTAAGGCTATCGGTAATGCTGTTAGTAAGAGCAAGATTGGTTCAACGATCCTTGGTGGACTTGGTAACGTTGGAACTGCAGTAGTTAGTGGCGGAGGTAAGTTGCTTGCTGGTGCTGGCAAACTTATTACAACAGCCGGAAGTGCTTTGGCCGCTGCTGGACCTTATGCGATTCCGATTGCCGCAGCCGCTGGTCTTGGTATTTATGGCGGCGTAAAATCAATGAAGAACCAGAAGGAAATCTGGTCAAATAAAGAAGATAGTTTCGGCAAGAAGGCTATTAAATCTGTTGCCTCTTACTTCTGGGATATTAGTCCAATTGGTACAATCGTAAATCTGTGCAAGGATATCTCCGGCAAGAGTAAAAAGACTGCTGAGAACACCAAGGATACGGCAAAAAATACTTCTGAAACCGCTGATAATATCAAAAAACAACAGAACGTAACAAATCTCACAATTAACGCTACACAGATCGTATCTAAAGAAGAGAACAAAGTCACCGACGCAAATGACAAAAAGAATGACGTAACCGGCAATGAAGGCCAAACTACTGCCAATAAAGATAAAACATTCAAAACGGCTGCTACAACTCTTACTGGTGCTGGTTTGGGCGCAGCTGCGGGTATGGCAATAGGTGGACCTGTAGGAGCATTGATTGGTACTCTTTTAGGAGGATTTGCTGGTTTCTTTTTGGGTCGTCACGCGAATGGTCTTAAATCTTCTAAAACGAATCATTTTGCAAACGTTGACGAAAGAGGTTCAGAACTTATTGTTCGTCAACCTGCTTCTGGTCGCTATACTTACCTTGAGACCGGCGATGGTGTTGTTCCGGCTGATATTACCTCTCGCTTATTTGAGATGGGTGGCAATCCAGACAAGTGGTTCAGCGATCAGTTGGCAAAGAATAGCTCCGCCTCTATGGTGCAAAGCCGTAGCTCCGGTGGTATTTCCCTGTCTATTGGTGATGTGAATGTAAACAATCCCGTTGGTGATAGCGATGCACTGGCTCGTGAGTTGGTAAATCGTCTGCCGAACAAGGTTGTACAGGAACTAAATAGACGTTAAGCAATGCATTAAGCAAAAATAAATACGAAGTATACTTAGCTCAGGGTGGGTTGGGTAGGTTGAGATCGAGTATACATTTATAAAGGAGGGACGAGATGTCACAAAACAGTCAAGATGCAATCGACGTGTTGAGCAAGGTCATCGTAGACACGATTGAAAAGAAACTCAACGATGCAAAGTTTGACAAATCGCAGACTGGCGTGGTAACTGCGGTGAATGGGAATACATACACGATATCCGTGTTTGGAAGCCAATACAACATTACTTCTGACCAGATTTATACGGTTGGACAGAGTGTTGTTGTGACTGCATTGCAGGGCGATATGAAGCGGCTGGTGTGTTCCCCCGATAATATTGGTACAATGAAAACAGTGGATAGCAAAGTCAACGTGGTTGGCAGTCAGCTGTCCACTTTTATTGATACAGATTTTGCTGATACGATTATCAAATACACAGACGTCAGTGAATTTTTAACGCTAAAAGACCAGATAGATGGACAGCTTAGTTTGTGGTTTTACAGTGGTGTACCATCTACTGATACGGCTCCGACAGTAAATTGGGTAACGAATGATGCAAAGAGAGTGCACATTGGCGACCTTTATTATGACATGAAGGCTGATGATGCGTACAGGTGGACGGACACTTTTATATGGGAGGCACTTAGTGATAAGAATTTATTAAAAGTTTTGAGAGCTGCAAGCCTTGAAGACGATACAGCAAATGGTTTGAAACGTGTTTTCTTTACGACACCTGCTACCCCATATAACCGTGGTGATATCTGGGCAAATAGTTCTGGTGACAATAAAGTTCTTGTATGTCAGATAGCACGTGCTACAACTGAAAGCTTCAGTCGGACTGACTGGGCTGTGGCGCTAAAATACACGGATGATACAAAAGCAAACGAGGCACTGGATGCTGCTGGTAAAATAGATGGTGACCTTGTAAGCTTTAAAACGGAATATAATTCTGATTTGGAAAGCACAAAACAGCAGATTGAAGCCCGCGTAACCACTGAAAAATACAATGAGGACATGAGCGGACTAAATACAAGAATTTCGCTTACAGAATCTAGAATTTCAAAAAACGAGAATGCCATCATACTGTGTGCCACAAAAACTGAAGCTCAAAAGTATGCAGATGCTGCAGAACTGAATGCAAATAAAAAACTCGAAGAGCACATCAAAACAGCAACTGAAAGCATTGATTCAAAGGTGGCCAAGACAGATTACACCGGAAAAAACATTGCTACTTTGATAAACCAGAGTACAAATACTGTAAAAATCAAGGCGACAAAGCTTAACTTGACTGGTGCTATATCCGTTGACAAAAATGGTAAAGTGGCGCTTGATTCCACCTCTGTAAATAACAGCCTTACGCAAGTTTCTGGGGATAAAATCACCACTGATACTATTACTGTGGACAAGTTGAAGGCTGGACAGATTTTCCAGCTACTATGGAAAAACAATTCAAAAGATGCATACTCTGCTGTTGGCGAAGAAAATAAGTTGACTTTTGAGGCGGATGGCGATTATAAAGAATTATTGAAATGTGCGCTTCTCTTTTTGATAGGAGGGGCGCTTTATTATTGCATCGAGATTTTATGGCGTGGTCACTCGCACTGGACTATGGCTGTTGTGGGTGGCATTTGTTTTGTGGTCATTGGCGGGTTGAATAATTATATTCCGTGGGAAATGCCCATGTGGAAACAGGGTTTTGTCGGTGCGTTATTTGTGACTGGTATGGAGCTTGTTGTCGGTATTCCATTGAATCTGATGATGGGATTACACATCTGGGACTACTCTTCCCTGCCATTCAATCTGCTTGGTCAAATCTGTCTGCCATTTACTGTGCTATGGTTTTTCCTTGCCTTGCTGTGCATTTATGTAGATGACTGGATGCGCTATATCATGTTTCACGAGGACAGGCCGCACTATCACTGGCGTAAAGTATGTAAACCGAAGCAGTAAACAAACTAAAAGTATATGTAAAAACAGAAAGAGCCCCGGGCTGTTACACCCAGAGCTCTTCCCGCCACACACCTATACAAAGATAGGACGTCACAAATTCGCTCGATGAATTTTTGACACACCTATTTTATCATAGTGTGAAATTTTTGTCAACCAGAATCGAGGTGATGAAATGATTGGTTTGTTGACTGCCACACCAACTCATGCTCCGGGTGTTATCAGCTTTACAATAGAACAGCTTTGGCAAATGATTCTAAGTATTGCTGGAGGCATTACGGCTATTTCAGCTGCTGTTGTCGTTATTGTAAAAGCAATCAAGAAAGCAAAAGAGCCCGACACAAAACAGAACCTGAAGCTTACTGAACATGACAAGCATTTGGAAGATATTGACCGCAAGCTCAAGAATGATAAAGAAGTTTTGGATTTATATCGCTCCAAGCTTTTGTCTATTGAAGAGCATCAGAAGGAACAGGACATCGTAGTTGAAGACCATGGACGAAAAATCGCTGGCGTAGAACAGCGTGTGAATAAAAGCGAACATGGTATCAATGTGATGATGAAAGCCCTACTGGCTCTGCTTAGTCACGGCATTGATGGTAATGCTATCGACCCCATGAAGGAAGCTAAGGCTGCTCTTGAAAGCTACCTGATCGACGGACAAAATTTAAAAGACATTTAATACATAGCTCGGTACGTGTGTGCCGGGCTTTATTTTTATTCAAAACAGGAGGTATTACTATGGCAAGTATTGTTAATGAGATCGTCTCTGTTATTGTGAAGCTGGTTATCACTGTTGCTGGCACTGCATTTATGACCTATGGCATCCCCTACTTGAAGCAGATCGGTATGTACAAGATCGTCCAGATGGCTGTGCGTGCAGCTGAAAAGCTGGGTGTTACTGGTGCAATTCAGAAAGCTGACAAGAAGAAGTATGTTATTGCCGCATTGGAGAAGATGCATATTAAGGTCACTCCGACTATCGAGATGATGATTGAGGCCGCCGTTAAGGAAATGGATATCCAGAACGAGAAGATCAATGCAGAACTCAAGAAGGATTGAAGGTGTGGCTCTATGAGCATTATTACATATTCTATGAAGAAGGACTGGAACAAGAAGCTGTCCAAGAACTTCTGTGCCTATGAATTTGCTTGCAATGACCGAAGCGATGAGTTCAAGGTAGCAACTGAACTAGTAGAGACTCTGCAGCAGATTCGTGACCACTTTGGAAAGCCGGTTCTAATCAGCTCTGCCTACCGTACTCCTGCATATAACATTTCAATCGGTGGCAGTTCTCGTAGTCAGCATTGTCTGGGCACAGCAGCGGATATTCACATCAACGGTGTTGACCCAATTCGTATTGCGCTATACGTAGCCTCACTCCCCTACTTCCAGAAGCATGGCGGTATTGGCTATTATAGTCGAGCACAGGTGACGGGTGGCTTTGTTCATGTTGATGTGCGTGAGACTCATAGCCGTTGGGTCAGTAAAAGTGGTACTGCATATCAGGTCGTGAGTAAAATCATGCCTACGATTCGTCAGGGCTCTAAGGACTGCACTGGCGGTGTGTCTTATGCTGTGACTGTATTGCAGCGGCATTTAGGCTTGAAGGTAGATGGCATCTTTGGCGCTGGCACAAAAGCTAAGCTGGTAGAATGGCAGAAAGCACATGGACTGGCTGCTGACGGTATTTGCGGAATGGCAACGTGGGGTTCGTTTTAATGGCGGACAACCAGAATACATTGCGTGCAGGAGACAAAATTAAATTAGACGGAGTATTATTTTCAAACAGCCAGACTCACTGCGGTATGCGCCGCCGGGGAGAATGGTTTATATATGATGGAAAACTAGTCAATGGTCGCTATCGAGTGACAAATCTCGAAAGCCGCATTGGCAAGTATCCAATTTCAGTAAATGTATCGGGCTATGTTGAGCCAAGCGATATTGAATTAGTTGACAATACGAATGGACATTGATATTATTATTCCAAGGAGTGATATCATGTCTATTGTTGTTCGTGGCTGTCATATTGGCGAAGGTAGACCCAAGGTCATAATTCCAATCGTTGAAAAAACCGAGTCAAAGATTTTAGAACGCGCATTTGAGTTTTCAAGGCTTCGTATTGACTGTGTGGAGTGGCGTGTTGATTGGTTTGAGCAATGCATGGATGCACATTCCGTGGTGTCTTGCCTACAAAAGCTTCGTGTAGCGCTAAAAGACAAGCTCTTGTTGGTGACGTTCCGCACTAAAGATGAGGGCGGCGAAGTGTCTTTAACCCACAAAGAATATTTGGATTTCATCAACACGGTAATAGACACCGACTGTGCCGACCTTATCGACATTGAGTTCTTTACAGCCGGAGATGATATTCGTGAACTGATAGACAATGCACATTCTTCTGGAGTTGTGGTTGTATGTTCAAGCCACGATTTCCAAAAGACACCTGATGAAAATGAGCTCGTTTCTCGTATGGTTAAAATGCAACAGGTTGGCGCTGATTTGCCAAAAGTAGCAGTTATGCCGCACGACAGCACGGATGTGTTGACTCTGCTGGCTGCTACGGTTGAAATGAAAGACAAATATTTTGCTACTCCTATTATTACAATCAGTATGGGTAGACTTGGTGTTGCCAGCAGATTGTGTGGAGAGGTATTTGGGTCTTCCATGACCTTTGCCAGCGCTGGAGATTCAAGCGCTCCAGGACAGATAGAGTTGGATGTTGTCAACGCAGTGTTAGACTCAATAGCAGAATAAAAAACAGATGGGGTATTGATCCTTAATTGGACCAGTACCCCATTTTTTAGCGTTTTATTTTTGTAACAAAAAGGCG